GGTGGTCGAATTCATATCAGGTTATTGGGTCGCACGGATACGAGGAGACTCCGGATGAGGTTGTTGCCGTACTTTGTACTGCTATCATTTCTGAGCTATCCACTCCTACCATGTCTGCTACGCTTGCGTCGGAGAGCATCGGAGCTTATAGCTACTCGATGCGGCGTACGTCCGGAGCCGGTCTCAAGGCAGCACTAGATGACGCTGGCCTGAAGACAGTGCTCGCGGAGTACCACAAGAGCCAGGGAACGCTACAGCTAAGGACGTAACATGCCCATCTCGTGTTCTATCAATGCCGACGATACCGCTCCGGCGCACGGCCAGATCGTCACCTTCACCTACTCGGTTGACGGCAATGACGCTGTCGATCCGTCCGGCGCGACGGTCAGCGGAGCGGCGGTCATCGGAGGTACCCGGTACCAGGTCGAAACGACCATGACCCTGCCCGGGACTCCTCCGGCCTCAGAGCAATTCGAGGTGCCGACCTCGGATGCGGCCGGGATGGTCTTCCAGGGTACGTCCGACCCGGCCGTGTTCTCCTGCACGATCCCATGATCGTCATCGTTACCGGAGCTGTGGTCGTGGGTGGCGAGCGCTATCCAGTCCAGACTCAGGTAACGATCCCAGACCCGGAGCCTGAGGAGGCCGATCGTGCCTAACTTCCCGTATGGGCAGACTATCACGCTGATCCGGCGCACGGTCTCCGGTACCGATGAGCGCGGCAACGATACCTACTCGGAGAGCCCGGAGCAGATACCGCAGGCCGTAGTCCAGCCGTCCGGGAGCAACGAGTTCACCCAGTTCACGGACCAGGTAACGACCGATCTCGTGGTGTACCTCCCATTCGGCACAAAGGTATCACCGCTTGACGCAATCGAGGTTGCCGGCTCGCGATACGAGGTTCAGGGTGATATCTCCTCGTGGGTGTCGCCGTTCAGCGGCAATACCTCGCCTATCCAGGTACGTCTCAGCCGGGTGACGGGAGTATCGGTATGACGGCGACCTTCCGGCCGGACCACAGAGGTGTGGGCGAGATGCTACGGGCTCCGTTCATGCAGGATGTTATGCTGAGGCACGCGGAGGAGATCCGGACGCGAGCCGAAGTCATATCACCGGTCGATGAGAACGGGCCGCATCCCGGCCGGTACAAGGGCAGCTTCCATATCCGGGTATCGGCTCGCGGAGGAGCGACTAACGACCGTGCGGAGGCGGTTGTGTATAACGACTCGCCGGAGGCCATCTATGTTGAATACGCTAGCTGGGGCGCGGAGCCCTACCGTGTGCTAGCTCGCGCCGCATTCCAGAAGATCTGAATGGAGGAATATCATGTCTGACGTATTCCCTACTATGGATAGGCAGTCGGCGCTTGAGTATGTAGGCGATGAGGATGAGGCCACTATGGCTAGCAGGCTGGATTCCATGACGAGCAATGCCGTTACCGAAGTGGCTATCAATGCCGAGCACGTTCTCACCTGGAGATCAGGGCAATACTATTCGGCACTTCCGGGGCAGTACGTTTATGTGAATAGTATACAGGATAATTTCCGCGTCACAGATTCAGCTAGCTTCCACGAACTCAAGAGGACTGGCACCAAGACGCAGATTGAAGTCACCGAATGGGACTGACAATAGGGTACATACATGGTGAGCTGGTTCACGCACGGTTCATGACGTCTGTGCTGGATGCCGTTGATCGTAGAGGGTATGCGTATATCGAGGAGGAGTCCGGGCCTAACCTATCCGGTGCACGGAATAGGCTGGTATCGCGATTCCTTGAATCGGAGGCTGAATGGCTATTCATGGTCGATACTGATATCGTGTTCCGGGATGACGTTATTGAACGGCTGTTGCTGAATGGAGCTTCCATAGTCAGCGCAATGGTCTATGTCGATGGCGATAAGCCTTTCCCAATGGCATACCGGCGGCTGGCCGATGTGAGTGTTGGGATGCCGTTGTTTATGGCAATGGATGAATGGCAGGAAGGGAGCTGTGTAGAGGTCGATGCTGTTGGCGCAGGATGCCTCCTAGTACATAGGGATGTGTATTCCGATATCGCCAGGCGAATTCCGAACCGGGCTGCTCTATGGTTTCAGGAGACGGTGATAGGCGAGCGTCTTATTGGCGAGGACATATCGTTTTGTATGAAAGCATCGCAACTGGGCTATAAGATATTCATTGATACGAGCGTTAACGTTGGGCATATCAAACCCAAGATTATAGGATCTGTGATATGAGTACCGTTCCGGTTCCGGTATTCCCAGACGCTGAGTCGGCCGTCCTATACGCGCTTGTGCCTAGACGGCCGGATATCCGGTTTGTGACGATCATGCCGGCCGGTGACCCGGAGGGAATTGTTGCCCGGGTCCACCGGATCTCCGGAGCGAACCGCGACATTCATGTTGATCGGCCGATTATTGATATCGATGTATTTGGGCCTATAGCCGAAACTGGTAACGTCTCTACTGCTGCGAGAGAGATCCAGTCAGACATCCAGTCCCTAATGGGGACCAAGGTAACGAATGGAGTCATTCAGCACGCCGTCACAATAGCCGGACCTCGACCACTCCCGGAGGCCAACCCCAACATTTCGCATTACGGTGCCACGTACGAACTACAGATTCACCCGTAGGAGGGAAAGTGACAACTCCAGCTCCAACAAAGGACAACCAGCTACTCTACGCAGCAGGTGACGTTATCGTCTGGGCCGGGCTCCCGAATGCCGGAGCCCCACTCGCATTCGAGGATGTGACGGCCGTTACCGGAGGCACCTATGTCTGCCTCGGCTGGGTCGATACCTCCGGCTATATCTTCAAGCTGGACGAGACGATCAAGGATGTGCCAGCGGCCGGAGTCCTCACGCCAATCCGGAGCATCCTGACCGGTGGTTCCAAGAGCGTCCAGGCTACCCTCCTGGAGGCTCTCAACCCGCACGTCCGGGCTCTCTACGATGACGTGCCGATCTTCCCCACGGCCTCCTCGCCGCTCAAGCCGGTATCCGGTACCGTCGCGAGCTACGTCATCCCGGACCCGCCAGACGACAACCGTTACAGCCTGATATTCGACAGCATCGACGGCGACAAGAGCATGCGCCTGTACGCTCCGTTCGCGAAGGTCACGGCCCGGGGCAACGACCAGGTTCAGCAGGCTGACATCGAGTCCATCGACATCACATGGACCTTCTATCCCGGCATCATCGATGACGGTACGGACCAGGTGGCCGGTGTAGCCAAGCGCTATATCGACTACGGCCAGGACGTCACCGCATACTTCGGGACCTGAGATGAGTGAAGCCGATCTCCGTCCGGCCGATGAGCCTGACGATGACATTGAGGTCGATGTTGACCTTGACGTACTCAGCGAACCGCTACGCCGTGAGTCTGTGGGCCAGCCGACTACCGTACGGATTGACCGGACGGTCGTTCATGTGACCCACGCAAACGACTGGTCCTCCTCCGCGATGCGGGCAGCGTCTACCGGTGACTGGGACTCCTGGGCCCGTGCCGTTATCGAGGATGACGAGGAGTACCAGGCGTGGATGGATGCCGACCTCAAGAACTTCCAGATTGAGGCGGTATTCGCGGAATGCGGTAGGCAGGCGAGGCTGACCCAGGGAAAATCAGCAAGGCTCTCTGGCTCACGGAGACGTTCCAGGAAGCGATAGAGGCAGACCTCCAGCGATTCTATGGGATCGATTACCTAGACCTATTCAGGCCGGGTGGATTCGGCTGGAGGAAGCTGCTTGTATTCGTGGAACACCTTCCTCCGGAGAGTGCGCTGAATACCGCAATACGGAATGAGCTGCCGGACGACAGCCTTGTGAGGCGTGCGGCTGATCCGGTAGCGGCTCCGTGGAGCGCGGTGGAGATGCTAATGGCTACGCTGGTCGATGAGATCCGGAACCTTGGGTGGATGTACGCTTCCGGGCATACCAGTACGTCCATACCACGTCCTCTCCCCATCAGGAGGCCGGGCCTATCGGCTCGCCGTGGTGGCGGCCGGATCGTAGACCTGGCCCGGGCGCAGAAGCTTGATCCGCGACTGCGCGGCCTCTCGCCGGAGGAAGCGCAGGACAAGCTGGATAGACTGACAGGACGTGCGTAATGGCCGACATATTCGTTGGTAGCGTTAGCGTCGGAGTGGTCCCGGACGCATCCAACTGGAATAACCGGCTCCGTGCTGAGCTTGTGCCTTCCTCCTCCCGGGTCGGCCAGGAGGTCGGCCAGAGCATGAGCCGGCAGATTAGTGACTCCATGGGAAAGGCCGGTACCGAATCCGCAGGCGCATTCTCTGATAACTTCCGGAAACGGCTGAAGGCAGCGCTCCAGGCTCTCCCAAAGGCCGAACTAGACGGCGACTCAACAAAGGTCGATAGGAAGCTTCAGGAACTGCGAGCCCGGCTGGAGGAGCTATCTAAGACAGACATCATTGACTCGGACAAGGCTGTCCGTGAGCTTGCTGTTATCGAGGGAGAACTAGGGCAGCTAGCCCGGAAGGCCGACGGCATCAATGTCCGGTTCGATATCGGGTATGCCCGTTCCCAGCTAGCTCTCCTCAAGAATGACATTGCGGGTGCCGGGGGAGGAGGCCGTGGCGGGCTCCTGGGCGGAATGTTCGGTGGGGGCTCGGATGCGGCCGGAGGAGCGGCTAAGGGTGGGGGAGGAGTCGCTAGCCTAGGTCTCTCCAATCCTTATATCCTGGCTGGCGTAGCGGCTCTTGCGGCTAGCATCGCGCCATTCCTCGGACAGGCTATTGCGGGTGGGATCGTCCTGGGGCTCGGTGGGGCGCTGACCGGTATTGGCGTTATCGGCGCGGTGATGACCGGGAAGCTGAATAAGCAGTTTGATGCTTTTAAGGCAAATGCCAAAAAGGACTTTGAGGAAGTCGGCGCGGCATTTGTCCCGGTACTCCAGCACATCCTTGCTATGGCCGGGATCATCATGGACCGGATGACTCCGTTCTTCAAGGCTATCATGCAGATGATAGCCGGGCCGGTCCAGGAGTTTGCCGATGTTTTCCTGGAGGCTTTCACCCAGCCTGCCGTGAAGGAATCCATTGATGCGATAGCCCGGTCATTCTCGGCTCTCCTCACAGCGCTGACACCGGAGGTCCCCGGTATTGCTAATGCGATAGCTCACGGGATCACTGCCGTTGCTAATGCGATATCGGCGCACCCTCAGGCCTTTGCTAGCTTTATCAAATTCCTTGCGCTGATTGTTGAAGGCGCACTGATGGCTATTGCCTGGCTGGCTAAGGTAGCGGCCTATATCATCGAGCACTTCTGGCCGGTAATGCATCAGACGGCCGTTGTGTTCGACGGAGTACGGCACGAGATCGCCCATATCTGGGATAGCATCTACAACAATACAATCGGTGCGGTCATCCGGATTCACCAGGGTATCCAGAACTGGCTGAGTCGTATCGGCCAGAATATGCGGGATCAGTGGCACCTATTCCAGAGTGATGCGGCTCGCGCCTGGAATCTCCTCTGGAGTAATACGATCGGCCGTGTTATCCGGGGAGTCCAGGACGTAACGGCCTGGCATGCTAGGCTCCGGGCGAGTATCAACCAGAGGCTTAATGAGATCGTCGCTAATTCCGGCCATTACTGGGACATGGTCTGGAACAATACGATCGGCCGTGCGATCCGGGGCATCCAGGACCTCGTGCGGCTATTCGGGACTATCCGGGGGAGGATATCAGGCGCAGTAGCGAATGCCGGAACCTGGCTTGTTAGCGTCGGAGAGGCGATTGTCAACGGCCTCTGGAATGGGATCAAGTCGGCCTGGAATAACGTAGTGTCCTGGTTCAAGGGGATGCCCCACGCTATCCTTCACGCACTCGGTATCGCCTCGCCTCCAGCCTGGTCGATTGACGCCGGCAAGCATATCATGGGCGGGCTCCTGAAGGGAATAGCGCACGGAGCCGCTAATGTGAAGGACTTCTTTGTCGGCCTCGCTACGAATGTCACCGGACCTCTCAAGGCTGTCTGGGGTACCCTCACAAAGATTGGCTCCTCGGTGGGTGGGTTCTTCAGCAAGCTATTCGGTGGAGGAGGCTCCGGGGTTGCGCGCTGGGCCGGAGTAGTCGCGCAGGCTCTTGGAATGCTAGGCCTGCCGCAGTCGCTAGCTCCTCGCGTCCTCTATCAGATGCAGACGGAATCGGGTGGCAATCCCAACTCGATTAACAACTGGGACGTTAACGCTCAGCGCGGAGATCCATCGAGAGGTCTAATGCAGACTATTGGGAGTACGTTCGCAGCCTATCACGTAGCCGGAACGAGCTACAACATCTATGACCCGCTCGCGAATGTCGCGGCTGCGCTGAACTACGCGAGGAC